GCGCTGGCGATGTACGCCAACGCGGCAGGCCGCGATCCCATAAGGTTCGTCCTGTCCGTGTTCGCAGCCGTGGGCCTCGCCGTTGCTGCCGTGGCCTCGCTTGGGATTTCCGGCCTTGGCATTATTCTCGCCATGGCCACCTGTGACAGCTTCATGAGCCGGGACGCCGCCGATGTGCTGAGGAGCTTTGTTTACGGCCCCGCCGCCCTTGTGCTTGTTTTGCTTGGGCTTGTCCTGGCCTATCTGATCGGGGCATGGGCGCTTGGCGTACTGAGGCGGGCCTAGGCGATCCGGCCCTAACCCCGGTTTATCCCCCGCCTACTGCGTCCAAAGCCCCTAGCCCGTTCCGCCGCGTGCTAAACTGTATGCATGCCGCGGTCCGATGGTACCCTTTACGAGTTCGAGAAAGCCAAGCTAAAGAAGCAGGCGGAGCGGGAGGCGGAAGCGGTTAAGCCCAAGCCGGCTCCTAAACTCGTAGTGTTGCCGGATCCGCCCAAGCCCAAGGGCCGCAAACCGCATCCGCTGGCCCCGAATCCCATTGCCCGCAACGGCAAGCCGGCCCGTGTCGCGATCACTCCTGAGCTTATTGAGACTATTCTCAATAACATCCAAGGTGGCATGCCGGTAGAGCCTAGCTGCATCCTGGCTGGCATCACGCGGGATGGCGTCGATAAGTGGCTAAAAAAGAATCCTGCTTTGCGTCACCGTTTTATGGTGGCGGAGCTGGAGTGGGAAAAGACGATTGTCGGGAATATTCAGTCGGCGGCGAAGGCCGACCATCGCGCTGGCCAGTGGCTGCTCGAGCGCCGCGTGTCGTCGCGCTGGGCCCCCGTGAGCAAGCAGGAGCTGACCGGCAAGAACGGCGGCCCGCTGCAACAGATGACGCTCGCCAAGGAGCTGCTGGGCGGCCTGGCCAACAAGGGCGATCCGGCCGAGGCGGCAAAGCGTCCTGCCCAATCGATAGGTAAAACAGCCTAGTAAATGCATAGGGCGAATCAGCACAGTAGATTGTGCATCTGCTGTTCCGCGCTATAAATCAGCGACTTGCGTTAATTGATGCATGGACTGATGCAAGTGCTGCGGCGCACTGTCGTGCATTTTACGTGCTTTACGACAATTGGATGCATTATCATTGCGGAGCCGATGGCACCACGGGGGCAGCCAGACCCCCAGGCCGGGGGGTGGCTTACGCATATCCCCCTCTTCCCCGTCGCCACAATTTTCCCACCAATTGTAAAAAACACCCCGCTCCACCACAATGCCCGCCACGGCTATTTCTACGCGTTTATAGCGATCCTGACACAAAACAGGCCATAGACTGTTAAAGCGCGCCGTTCTCCATCCTACGGCTTGTTGTGCGCCAACTGCGCACTATTGCGCACCCGGGTAAACTGACGGGACATGGCGGAAGCGGAAGGCACGGCCGGGCCGGTGGCGGACAAAGCGGAGATCCGGCGAATCATCACGACGAAGAGCGGGCGCCGGAATACCAAGCGGGGTCCGGCGAAGCCCAAGGGGCCAAGCGTGGAGGAGCGCAAGTATCTGCTGGAGTACTTCCCGCCGCTATTCCTTGGCCAGCAGACCTATGGTTGGCAGACGGACGTGCTGCGGGAGCTGGGATTGCGCGGGTCGCGTGTGGCCCTGTGTGCGGCGAACGGCAGCGGCAAGACAAGCCGGGTGGCGGCGCCGGCCGTCCTTTGGCACATGCTGCGGTTCCCGGGAAGCCAGGCGGTGGTGACGGCGGGTGTGTACCGCCAGGTGGTGGAGGTGCTGTGGCCGTTGCTGCGCAATCTGTCACGCGGGTTCCCTGATCATGAGAACCTGTTCAAGATCACGGAGAATACGATAGCCTATACGGCGCCGGGGCAAACGGAGGCCAGCCTGTGCGTGGGCTTTTCGGCGGCCGATCCGAACAAGGCGGAGGGCTGGCATGCCCGTGGACGTGACAATAACCTGCTGTACGTCATCGACGAGGCCAAGGGCGTCAGCGACCAGATTTTCCACGCTATGGAGCGATGCCAGCCGACGCGGCTGCTTGTCATGTCGTCGCCCGGGGCGTGTGCCGGCGCGTTTTACGACATCTTCCGCAAGGGGGATGCCCGTTACTACACCAAGCGGGTCACGGCGTACGACTGTCCGCACATTACGAAGCAGTGGATTGACGAGCAGATCGCGGCGTACGGCGAAAAGTCGCCCATCATCCAGTCAATGATCTTCGCGCAGTTCGCGGAGGACGGGGATAGCGCGCTGGTGTTGCAACCGTCGGTGCTGCAAAAGATGCTGGCCAGTCCGCCGGCCAAAGAGAACGGGCAGTTGTGGGCCGGATGCGACTTCGCGGCGGGCGGCGACGAGAACGTCATCGCTATCCGTGAGGGTAACGACCTCAAGGCCGTGGTGAGCTGGCGGGAAAAGGACACGATGGGCGCGGTTGGCCGGTTCATAACGGAGTTCAAGCGTTACGGGCTCGAGGCGCACAACATCTTTGCCGATGCCGGCGGCCTTGGCATCCCGATGTGTGACGCGCTGCGGGAGGCCGGGTGGGATGTACGCCGGGTGAACAACGGTGAGGCGGCCTGGGACGGCTCCAAGTTCGCCAACCGCGGCACGGAAATGTGGGTGCAGTACGCCCGCATGGTAGAGACCGGCCAGTGCCGCATTCCGTCCGATGATGAGCAGCTGCACCGGCAGCTTACGACGCGCCGGCTAGCCTATAACAGCAAGGGCAAGCTCCAGATCGAGCCGAAGGACAAGATGAAGGAGCGCGGGTTGTCGTCGCCGGACCGGGCGGACGCCGTGGTGCTGGCATTCGCCGGCATGGGCAAAGAACTGGCCGGCTACGGCCTGTCATCCGGCAAGCGCTGCCCGTCGTTTTCCGACCTCGACGATAGTGGCGTTGATGAAGTCATGCCAGGATGTTTCGCCGGCTGACCTTCCCCCTGCTGTTACACTGATAATACGATGCTGGGACTAGGGCTGGGGCTGAACAAGGGCACCGCGGGCTTTGATGTCCGCAACTACGCCAATCTTATCGCGTACTATGATGCCCGCAAGTCGCCGTATACGCTGGCCACTGGTGTTTCGCAGTGGAACGACATCAGCGGGAATGGTCGCCATCTGACGCAGGCCACCGGCGCATCCCAGCCCACGTATAACGCCGGCTCTGGGTTTCCCTATCTTCAGTTCGACGGGACTGACGACTTCATGAAGACTGGTTCGTTCACGCAGAGCCAGCCAATCAGTGTGTATTTTGTCGGCCAGCAGGTGACGTGGACCAACACCGACATCTTTTGGGACGGCCTCGCGGCGGGGTGCCAGGCTTTCCAGAACGGCAGCACGCCCAACATCGGCATCAATGCCGGGTCGACGCTTGGCTCCGTGTCGTCCCTGGCCGTCGGCGCTAACGGCATACTGTGCGCCGTATTCAACGGCGCGTCTAGCTCGCTTCGACACAATAGGAATTCCGCGATAACCGGTGCGGCCGGCGCAGGCAATCCCGACGGCTTCACCCTTGGCTCTACCCGCGTCCCGAGCGCCTACGGCAACATTCGCGTGAGCGCATTCGCCGCATTCAGCGTGGCGCACACCACGGCGGAGCAGGACAACATTATCGCCGGGCTGGGTGCTGAGTGGGGTATCGCTGCCTAAGTTTCATGGCCGGCTTGCTCGCAGCACTATTCGGCGACCAGCGCACCAAGTATGCGCCGATAAAGACGGCGGAGTACGATGTGCGTCCGCTTGCCCTTGCGGCGGCGGCCGATGACGCGAAGCAGAACGGCGGTAAGATTTACTCGCTCGGGCCTACCAAGAGCATGGCCCCGACGTTCGACAATGATGATTACCTTGTCGGCGTAGCCAAGCCCTACGACGAGCTGAAAGAGGGCGACGTGGTGAACTATCGCCCCAAGTGGAACGATGGCAAGCTGACCTGCCACCGCCTTGTAGCCAAGGACAAGGACGGCTGGATCGCCAGCGGAGACAACAACGGCCGCAGCGAGAACTGGGAGCGGGTCCGGCCGGAAAATTACGTGGACGTGGTGGTGAGCGTGCATCGCACAAAGAAGCAGCCGAAGAAATGACCGAAAAGCAGAACCCGGAACGCGAGAAGATGTATCAGGCCGTCCTTGACGGCATCCGCAATCGCAGTCGCTGGGAGACGCGCCAGTCAGAATACTACCGGATGCGGCACTACGGCAAGACCCGTGCGCAGAAGCCGTACCCTGGCGCGCCGGACCTTCACTTTCCGCTGATCGACACGAATATTGAGAAGCTGAAGCCGCTTTTCATGCAGCAGATCGTGGGGCTTGATACGGTGGCAACGTTCGTCAGCCGCAAGACCGCACGCCATCCGGCGATCACCACGATTGAGTATTGGTTCGACTACAAGGTGCGGGAAAAATCCAACCTTCAGGAAGAGGCACTGTCCTGGGTTGACTACGCGCTGATGGGAGGCCGGGCGCCAATCAAGGTTTACTGGAAGGGCAAGAAGGGCGAAGGGCGTGTGCAGTACGATGCTATTGATCCCCTGTACTTGATCGTCCCGTCGTACACGAAGGAGTTGCAGGATGCCGACTGGGTGGTGCATGTCATGCCTTTCTCCAAGGCGGCCTATGTGCGCAGCGGGCTTTATAAGACCGACAAGGATACGCTCGAGCGCCTGACGACCACCACGCCGGACTCGCGGGATCCCGGCGAGGTAGAAAAGCGACAGGCCCGCGAGCTGCGCGAGGGCATCACGCACGACCCAAAGAGCGAGAATATCATCGTCTGGGAGCACTACAAGCGGCGCGATGACGGAAAGTGGAATGTCTACACGTATTCGCCGACGCTTCCCGATGTGGACCTGCGCGAGCCGATGGAGCTACCGTATGACCACGGCATGGTGCCGTTCGTCGACTTCGCACAGGAGATCAAGGACAAGGGCTGGTATAGCCCGCGTGGCATCGCTGAAAAGCTTGCCCCGTTCGAGGCGTCGCTTTGCCACCTCTGGAATCAGAAGCACGAGGCGATCCAGTACTACAACAAGCCGATTTTCCGCGCCGAGCGTGAGGTTCCAAGCACGGTCAACCTGCGCATGCAGCCCGGCCTTATCCTTCCATATGGCGTGGTGCCGGCGCCTATGCCGCAGCCGCCGGTCAGCTTCGACCAGGAGATGATCAGCACCCGCAGCATCGCGGAGCAGCTGGTGGCCAACCCGGACTACGGCATGGGCCAGGTCATCGACACAAAGAACCGGCGCACGGCTACGGAGGTGCAGGCCATTGCCGGTCAGTCCGCGCAGGCCGGTGACATGCGCGCCCGTCTTTTCCGCATGGCTTTGGCGAAGTGCTACAAGATGCACTACGCGCTGCTGCTTCAGTACGACAAGACGGACATGCTTTATCGCATACAGGACGACATCGGAAACCTTGACCCGTCACTGCTCCATGCCGAGTACGACATTGAGCCCAAGGGTGGCATGAACGAGGTCAACCGCCAGTTCCTGCTTAACCGCGCCGTCGCCCGCAAGCAGCTGTTCGCCAACTCCCCGTGGGTCGATCAGGCGGAGATCGATAAGAGCATCATGGAGCTTGATGATCCGACGCTTATCAAGCGCGCGTTCCGTGATCCCAACCTTAAGGGACAGGATGAGGCAGAGGACGAAAGCAAGGGCATCCCGTCGCTGCTGCTCGGCCTTCCGATCCCGGTGAAGCCCGGCCAGAACTATAGCGTGCGCATTGGCGCGCTGCTGCAGTTCATCGAGCAGGCGGTGCAGAATGGCATGGTCGTGCCACCCTCAGGCCGCCAAGCGCTCCTTGGCCGTCTTGATGGCCTGCTTCAGGGGCTCGAGTCCGTGGACAAGAATGCCGGACGCAAGGCGCGCAGCCAGATCACCGGCTATCTACAAAAGGCCGGCCTTGTGCCTGCGCAAAAGCCGCCGGCCAATGGTGCCAATGCCAATCCGGCGCCGCAGCCTATTCCCGCCTAAGTTATACTGAGCAAGTGCTGCGATACCTGAAGGCCATGATGATCTTCGCCCGCTACCAGGAGTGGGTGGATGGGGTGAACTGGGAGCGCGATGACGCGGCGCGTCTGGAGCGGTTTCTAAAGAGCGGCACCGGTCAGAAACTGGCCGCCGCCCTGCGCAATATGCTGCTCCGCCAGCAGCAGAGTTCGCTGACCAAGACCGCGGACCTGCAGTTCGAGGCCGGATACTGCAACGGACAGCGTTCGGTCATCGCGGCCATAGAGTCACTGGCCGACGACAAGCAATTTACGACTGGGGAATCCGACGACGCCGAGCCCCAGGCGAGCCAATAGCGTCAAACACCGGCATGCGGGGAGTTGCGACCCGTGTGACGAGCCTGAGCAACAAAAGACATGCCCGATCCCGTACTTGATGAAGCGTCCATGCGGCAACTCGCCGCGGACATTGACAGCGGCAAGCAGCCGGAGGTCGCCAGTGAAACGGAGGAAAACCCCGTGGAAACGGTGACCGATGCGCTCGAGCCCAAGTCAACTGCACCGGAAGAGAAGCCCAAGGAAGCGGAAGCCAAGCCTGCGGAGAAGGCAGACAGTTCTTTGAAGTCGGAGGTCAAGCCGGACGAAAAGGCCAAGAGTAAGTACGAGGCCAACAGCGAACGGAAGAACAAGACCTGGGTTGAGATCAACGCGGAGAAGGAAGCCCTGAAGGCCGAAAAGGCCAAGATCGAGGCCGAGCGCGCCGAAGTCGCCAAACTGCGCGACGAAGCCGCCAAGGCCAAGATCACGGAGGCCCCGCTACGCGACGAGCACGGCAATACGGCGGAGGACTACAAGAAGGCCGCCAAGATGTTTGCCGAAAAGGGTGAAGCAGAGAACGCGAAGGCCGCTGAAGAGCTGGCCAAGCAGATGGAGACGAAGGCGTCCCAGCTCAAGGAGCAGAAGGCGAAGGAGGACACACAGGCACGTTTCCAGAAAACGCTGGATACGCTTGTGAAGGACAATCCTGAGCTGAAGGACGACAACAGCGACCTGACCAAGGAAACGCTGCGGATCTACAACGATCCGAAGTTCGCCCAGATACTGCGCGCTCAACCTGAGTACATCGAGTTCGCGGTACAAGCCGCCAAGCTGAACCTGCGTGCCCGCTCGTTCGACAAGACTGAATCCGACTACAAGGCGCTGAAGGAAGAAAACGACAGGCTCCAGAAGAAATTAACCATTGGTTCCGCGCCGCCCGCTCCGTCCCGCGATGCTTCCTCCGAGGAGGACAGCTCACTTAGCGGTATGGAGAAGAAGCTTAGGGGCCTGGTCCGCGAGGCGGACAGGGCTGCCGGATTCGTGGCTTAACGCATAAAATTCCATGGCTGGTGTTACACTCAGCTCCACCGTTTCGGCCCAGTTCCGGAACTATTTCAGCAAGAAGCTGCTCACGAATATTGAGCAGCTTACGATCCTCGACCAGTTCGCGGAGAAGTCGCCCATTCCGAAGAACAGCGGCGCCAAGGGCATCACGATGTTCCGCTGGGGCAATCCGGCGATCACCGATGTGCAGGCCCTGTCGGAAGGCACCATTCCGGCTGCCTCCACGTCGGCCCAGCTCTCGCTGTCGTCCATCAGCAAGTCCCTCGCGCAGTACGGCGAGCGTTTTACGCTTACCGACATCCTGACGATGACCGAGCTGTTCAACTCGGTTGACCAGTCCGTCAAGCGTCTGTCGCAGGACTTCGCGCTCTGGAACGACTCCGTTACCCGCAACGTCCTCGTCGGCTCCAACCTCACTGCCTCAAACGGCAGCATCGGTTCGGCTACTGAGGGCGGCGGCTCGCTGGACAACTCGGACACCATCACCGAGGTCTACGGTCAGCCTTCCACCACGCAGACCTACACGGGCCTCAACTCGGCCACCACTACCTCCATTGCTGACGCGGCCACGCTGCTTGATCTCATGACCAAGCTGAAGCGCAACCGCGCCCCCGAGGTTGCCGGCGGCGGCTATGTCTACGTCACGGACCCCCGCGTGGCCCGCGACCTGATGCGCGACACCGATTGGCTCGATGCCGCCAAGTACAGCAACGTCAAGGCGCTGTACCGTGGCGAAGTCGGCTCCATCTACGGCATGCGCGTTGTCGTCCAGACAAACAGCTTCATCAGCCTTGGTTCCGCGACGGCCGCTGACCGCAACGTCTACGCCGTTTCCGGCGGCGGCGGCACCGGCACCGGCAAGGACATCATCAGCTCGATCGCCCTTGGCGGCCAGGCTTATGGCGTCCCGGCGCTCGCTGGCGACAATCCGTACGCCCCGAATGTCAACATCCTCGACAAGCCGGACAAGGCCGACGCCTTCAACCAGAACGTCGTTGTGGCCGCGAAGAACTACTTCTGCGCGCTCCGCCTCAACTGCTCGTTCTACATCCGTCACATGACCAAGACGGGTCACCTGCTCTAATCTGAGCATCCTCCCCGTGCCCATCACCACCCGGTGGTGGGCACCACGGAGGATACCAAGCAAAATGATCATCAAGTTTCCCAGTAAAGAGATTCAGGACAGCGACGAGGGCGGCGAGGCCGTTACTCCTTCGGTTGGCGATATGGTGGAGGTTCCGGCCGTCACCGGCATCGTCCAGGACGACAAGGACGGCATGCTTACCGTGAAGATCCGCATGATCGGCAAGCACGAGTGCGGCGATGAAGAGGATGGCGCCGAATCCGAAGACGGCGTGCCAGATGAGAAAGCCATGCGCGACATCGTGGAAAAAGCCGACGCGGAGGGCATGGAGGACTAATGCCGCGCTACGTCTGGGATGAAGCCACGGCATCGCTGGTGAAGATCAGCGACAAGGTGCCGGCGCGCTCCGTCCATTACGTTGAAAAGCCGCTCTGTGAGCAGGTGCGCGAGGGATACAAGCGCATCGAGCAGCGCGGCCAGCGCGTTCACGGCAATGCGGCCGGCATCAAACGCATCTGGGGTATCTGAATTATGAGCAATCGTTCTGACAAGGCCATTGAGTTCTCCATGGGGAGTGTCGGGCCGGAAATCGTTACCGGCACGGGGTCCGGTACGGCCGGCCCCTGGAATGCCATCCAATTCGTGACTGCGGGTGCGTTTAGCGCCATCACCATCAACAACGGAACCGGCACCTTCACTGGAGTCACATTCCCCGCCGGCTTCACGCTGTACGGTGAGATCACCGCCTTCACGCTGTCGTCCGGCACCGTCGTGGCGAACAAGGGCAAGATTAGCCAGTAACAGCCATGGGCACCAGCCTTACCGGGCAGACCGTCGGTAGCACGTACGACGCGCTGCTTAAGATCACGGACAACGGTCCGGTGGGCGGCACGGAAAAGGTCGTCACGGACGGCCTTGGCAACGACAGCGCGCTGAAGATCGGCACCGCCGGAATCAGCAGCACTGGTACGCTTGCGGCCACTGGCGCAATGGACCTACAGGGCGGCGGCGACATCAAGCCGTCGCGCTACAAGATCAGCCCGCAGTCGCTTTCCTATGCGGCAAGCGTCGCCTTGGATTTCGACGGTGACGGCGTGCAGACGGTTAGCCTTACCGGCAATATCGCGTTCACCACGTCCAACCGTGCATCCGGCAAGACCAAGCTGCTGCGCATTGTGTGTGACGGCACCGGCCGCACGATCACATGGCCGTCGTTCAAGTGGCTTGGCGTCGCCGCGCCTACCAGCATTGTTGCCAGCAAGGAACTACTCGTCTCGCTGTACTGCTACGGGTCCAACGATACGGACATCCGTGCTACGGCCGCTGCGGAGCTTTAATGATCCCGCCGCTCGGCATCGTCGCCACCACGCAGCCTTACTCGCGTAAGCGGGCGTACAGCTACACCGGTTCTGACCAGACGTTCTACGTTCCGGCCGGTGTCTCGTCTGTTCGCATCAAGGCGTGGGGTGCAGGCGGTGGCGGCGGATTCGCGACAGGCGATGGCGGCGGCGGCGGCTTTGTTCAGGCAGATGTTTCGGTGACTAACGGGGAGGCGCTGACGGTCAAGGTTGGTCACGGTGGCACATACGGCAATATCGCATCCACGGAGTACCCAGACGGACAGCCGGCCAGCGGTGGCGGCAGCAGCGCGGGTGGCGGCAGCAGCAAGGTTACTAAATCGGGCGTGGACATTGGTGCCGGTGGTGGCGGTGGCGCTGCTGACGGCAACACTGGGCTTGGCCCGATGCCAGGGAGTCCCGGCGGATCATCTACCGGAGCCGCAAGTACCGGCGGCGGTGGTGGTGTGCAGGCCGTTGGCGGCGGCGCCGGCGGTGTCAGCAGCACTACTGGCGGAACATCACCAACGGCAACTGCCGGCAGCAGTAGCACGGCCGCCAATACCGGTGACGCCGACTATCCGGGCAGCGTAGGCAACGGCGGAGGCAGCGGCTCAAGCGGCCAAAACGGCTACGTGGTTATCCTGTACTAATGACACTTTCGCAACTCGCTTCCTTTATCTGCACCAAGCTGTCCAGCACGGACACCGATAGCGTTGCGGCGTGCAAGCAGTTTCTCAATCGTGCGTATCAGACCATCTGGGATAGCACGCTCTGGACTGATACGCTAGGCGTTGCGAGCAAGGCGGTGACGGCCGGCGACAACTCCGTTACGCTGGACTCCATTCCTGACATCACATTCTATCAGTCGGGCAGCACCCCAACCACCTACATTGACTTCCCGGTGGCCGTGAAGTTCACGGAGGACGGCCAGGATGATGGCGTGGAGGCCATCAACAGCGATTGGGCGACGTACTTCCAGATCGACCCGAACGTGTGGAATGATGTGGCCAGCCGTCGTGCGGTTCCCCGCGGCTACATCAACCTGCCGCGTGACGCATCCGGCTATGCCCGCCTTCGCCCGGTTCCGATCCCGCAGTCTGACGGCACGCTGTTTGTTCTTGGCAAGCTGAAGTTCGTTGAACTTGGCGACAGCGACTCCCCCTGCCTTCGCGGCATCGATAACGCCCTGCTGGCCTATGCGGAGGGCTACATGCTACAGCGCGCCCGCCAGTACGGCAAGGCGAACGCCATGTTTGCCATCGGCAGCGAACAGCTGGCGATCATGCGGGACATTGAGAAAGGCCAGCAGCAGTCCGTCAGCCGCATCGTGCCCCACGAAGATGGATACGACCAGATCACCCCGCCGGAATAATGGCCACCAAGCAAAACGACGCGCTGGATGACGAGTTGGTGTCCGACGAGAACTCGTCGTTCATCGGCGGCCAGGTTAGCGCCACGGCGCCGGATGCGCTGGCCAAGAACAGCTATGCCGAGGCCCAGAACATGGACTTTGACAATTTCGGTAGGCTGGTGACCCGCCGCGGCGCGCGTACGACAACGGGCAACAATCTTAACGCCAACTGGGAGGACATCAGCGACACATGGAACGGCAGCACGGCGTATTTCGGTTCGTCGCTTTCCCCGTCCATCCAGGTTGAAGGCTGCTTCTTCTTCGACACCGGGGCCGGCGAGTATCTTGTCGTGGCGCAGAACGGCACGCTTTACCGAGGCACCGAAAGCGCGTCGTTCCAGGCAATCAGCGGCTCGAGCTACAGCAGCGGCGCCCGCCGGCTGTACTTCGCCCAGCTTGCCAACCGGCTGTACTACTGCGACGGCGTGAACGCGCTGCGCTACGTTGATAGCAGCCTGGCGAATAACGCAATCACGGCCGGCAAGGTCACCAGCATCAAGATCACGGATTCCGGTAGCGGCTACAACAGCGCCCCGGCGATCACTTTCAGCCATAACGGCGGCAGCAGCGGCGCGGCTACGGCCGTACTCGGTTACGGCGGCCGAGTGGTGGCGGCCACGGTCACGAATCAGGGCAGCGGCTATAGCGCGACTACCCCGCCGACGATCAGCTTTGCCGCTGGAACCACGACCGCCACCGGCACCGTCAACATCAGCCAGGTGCCGAGCAAGGCGCAGATGCTCGTCAGCCACATGAACCGGCTATTCTGCACGTCGGCCGATACGTCCATCCCCACGGATACGCTGTACGTGTCTGACATCCTGGACGGGGAGAGCTGGGATCTTGTCGGCGCATCCCTGCGCATCGGTGGCGACGGTGACCCGATTACCGGCCTGTTTTCGTGGTTTGGCCAGTACCTGCTTGTTTTCAAGGAGCGCAGCATTTGGCGGGTCAAGTGTGATCCGCTGGCAGAAATTGCCGACTGGGAAGTGGCGCTCGTCAATAATCGCATCGGCTGTCTGTCGCACCACACCATCCAGCCCGTGGCCGGCGACGTGTTCTTTCTGGCCAATGACGGCGTGCGCAGCCTTCGCCAGATCGAGAGCGGCACACAGACTGCCGTTGGGCTACCGCTTTCCGCCCCGATCCAGGATGTGATAGATAGCGTGAACAAGGCCTACATCTACCGGGCCTCCTCGGCGTACTATCGCAACCGCTATTTCCTTTCGGTCATCACGGGTGGCAGCAACCAGAACGACACCACGCTTGTCTATAATGCGCTTAACGGCAGCTGGACTGGTCCGTGGACCGGTTGGCGCCCGACCGATTTATGCGTCACCGGGTTTAGCGGTAAGCAGCGGCTGACCTTCAGCGACTATCAGGGTCGAGTCTGGACGTGGGATGACTTCACGAGTGAAACAGATGAGACCAGTTCTCAATACCGTGACGACACTTCGGACTACGAGAGCTTTGTGGTTACGCGGGCCTACAATTGCGGCGATCCGCTGGTAGAGAAGCTAGGCTATACACTGGCCGTCCTGATGGAAAACCGCCTGCCGGACACGGCCGTTACCGGATACATCGAATACGACAAGGACGAATCAGGCAGCTTCACAACGCTGGATAACGCCGTGAATCTTCCCGCAAGCACGCGCGGCATACAGAAGAACTTCAACCTTCTGTCCAAGGGCAAGTGGACTGGGTTCCAGGTCAAGATCGGCGCCACGCGTCACAAGATCACCGTCAACGCCGTGGCGATCACCGGCTTTGCGGACAACCTTAAGCCGGAGCTGTAATGGCCACGCCGCGCTCAACCGTCTACATCTCCGCTTTCCTGCGCCGGCATTGGGACCAGTGCCGCAATTGGCCTAAGGAGCGGCTGCATGCCTGGGTCCAGTGGTTCGTCGACCATGACCGCTGCCTTGTCGTGTCCAGCCGGCGCAGGATCCTTTCCGTGACGCTTTATCGCTGCGTCCATACCCCGGAGCAGGTGATGGCGAACTACACCGACACCGCCGGGCCGGTGGCCTACATCGAGGTTACGGCCAGCCGCGACAAACGGGGTATGAAGGGGTGTTACAATCTACTGAGGGAGGCCGTCGGTAACTGCATCACGCACATCTGCTGGGTCAGGGCCAAGTACGGAAACCGATTCACGATCATCCCCCTCGAAACCGCAGAGAGGCATTTAGCATATGGGTAAGTCACAGCCAGCCGCCCCGGAAGCCCCCGACTACGCGCAAGCGAACCGCGAGGCGATCATGACCGACATCGAGACGCTGCCGCAGCGGCGTCTTATCGAGGCGCAGGCCCGGCTTGGGCAGGGGCAGTTTGCCGGCCTTGGTGACGCCGACCTTGCGGCCCAGCTGTTCCAGCAGCAGATCGCGCAGGCCCCGCAGGCCGCGCAGGCGCTGCTTGACCTGCAAAAGCAGTACGGGACGGATTTCGTC